CTCGGCAACGCGTCGGTCGTCTCGGTGTCATACACGCCGGTCTCCGGCTTGACGCTGACCGCCCAGGGGATCAGCGGGTCGATCTCGACCGTCCGCATGTCCGGCATGACGCACGGACAGATCTACGCGCTCGAAGCGACGGCGACGCTGTCGACGGGCGAGACGCTGAACCGAAACGTTTCGGTCCGGGCCTTCAACGGCTGACCCTTCCCGAAAAAAAAAGGGGGGGCTGCCTTGGAAAATCACGCATGCCTTCCTCGCCGCCGAAACCCTGCAACACTCCGGGCTGCCGCGCGCTGGTGAAGGGCGGGCCGCATTGCCCGACGCATGCGCGAGAGGTCAGGCGCCGGCGCGACGAAATAGCCGGCACGGCTGCCGAGCGCGGGTATGACCATGCGTGGCGGAAACGCCGCGCGGCTCATCTTGCGGGCGAGCCGCTCTGCAGAATGTGCCTCACGAACGAGCGCGTGGTCGCGGCTACGGTCGCAGACCATATCGTCCCGCATCGAGGCGACAGGGCGCTGTTCATGGGCGCGCTGCAATCGCTGTGCGTGCATTGCCATTCGAGCGTGAAGCAGAAGGAAGAACGCAGAGCAGACCGCGAAAAAGGCGGGGCGGCCTCGTGAAAAATGGGGGCGGCCTCGTGAAAAATGGGGGGCGGCCTCGTGAAAAATGGGGGGCGGCCTCGTGAAAAATGGGGGCGGCCTTTCTGATCCGCGCTGACCGCGCGGGTCTGGCGCCCGCAGGCGCCGGCCTACATGGGCAGGCTCTGGCGGCAGCGCGCGCCATCGCGCCTCCGCATGCGCATGCCCGCTCGGGCGCTCGCCTGCCGTCCCGCTCCGCTATGCGCTCGTCGCCTCTCGCGCTCGCGACACGGACCGCACGCAGGCGTCAGCGGTCGATCCGCTCGACGAGTAGCCGCAACGCATCGCATCGACGCATCGCGTAAAGCGAAACGTCGGGCCATTGCAGCGGGGCGTGCGCCACCGTAGGCGAACGCTCACGCGAGCGTCACGCCACGCCGAGGCGCAGCGTCCGTTCGATGCGCGCGCATTCCCGCGCGGTGTCGCGTATCCCGATGCCTTGCCGCTCGCGTGTCGCGTCGCTGCCACGCTCCGGCGCGGGCAGGGGGGAAGGGGGGATCGGATCTCTAGGGCGTCTCCATAAGTACGCGTCGGGTACCCGAAAAAAGGCGCAGTCAGGATTAAAAAGCTGGTTTTCTCATGCCCGGACCTCCAAAGACACCCGCAGCTCTGAAGCTGATCGCCGGAACCGCGCGCGCCGACCGTGACGCGCCCGCAGGCGTCGAAATGGCGCCGATTTCAGACGTGCCGCCGCCTCCCGACTGGCTGCCGAATGCGCACGCCGTGAACGAGTGGCGGCGCCTGGCGCCGATCCTCGTCGCGAACAAGCTTCTGGCCGAGGCGGACCTCTCTGCCTTCGCTCACATGTGCGCCGTTCACGGAAAGATGGTGCAGCTCTGGACCGCCGGCGAGACGCCGACCGGCCACATGGTTTCACAGTACAACGCGCTGGCCGCCGCCTTCGGGCTTTCGCCGGCATGGCGCGGAAAGGTCAAGATCGGTGCCGACAAGGACGCGGGGAACAAGTTCTCGAAGTTCAAGCCGAGCACGTCCGCCGGCTGACGCCGACTACGTCTCCATCGCGATCGCCTACGCCGAGGAGGCGGCCGGCGACGCGAAGGGCAAGATGGTCGGCAAGTGGGTCCGGCTCGCCGCAAAGCGATTCCTGCGCGACTTGAAGCGCGCGCAGGCGAGGCGCCCGCCGTTCGTCTGGTCGCCGACGCAGGCTAACCGGGCGTGCGAGTTCATCGAGCAACTGCCGCACGTCGAGGGCGTGTGGGAGACGCCGACGATCAAGCTCGAGCCGTCGCAGGTGTTCTTCATTTGCAACCTGTTCGGCTTCCGCAACCCGGACGGATCGCGCAGGTTCACGACCGCCCTGTACGCCGTCGCGCGCAAGAACGCGAAGTCGGCGCTGGCCGCCGCGATCCTGCTGTACGTCTTTTGCACCGAGCCCGAAGTCGGGCCGCAGGTGCTCTCGGCTGCGACTACGGGCGATCAGGCGCGCATCGTGTGGGGCGTCGCGAAGCGCATGGTCGAGAAGCTCGCGGATCTGCGCGAGGCATTCACGCTCGAACCGTTCGCGAACGCGATCGCGCGGTACGAGGTCGGCGGCACGTTCCGCCCGATCAACGCGAAGGCATCGACGCAGGACGGTCTAAACCCGTCCGCGCTCTGCTTCGACGAGCTGCACGCGCACAAGACGCGCGACCTGTTCGACGTCCTGCGCTCCGCCGCCGGCGCGCGCAAATCGCCGATGTTTCTGTACACGACCACCGAGGGCTACGAAAACCCCGGACCGTGGGCCGAGGTTCGCAAGTTCGCGTGGCAGGTCTTGGACGGAGTCGTCGATGCCGACCATTTCCTCGCGGTGTATTACGCGCTCGACGACGCGGACGACGATTTCGACGAATCGAAGTGGGTGAAGGCGAACCCGCTGCTCGGCGTGTCGGTCTCGCTCGCGAAACTGCGCGAGTACGCGACCGAGGCGAAGCAGCTACCGGGCGCGCTGTCCGAGTTTCGGATCAAGCGCCTCAACCGGCCGGCCGCTGCGGCGTCGGGCTGGGTGGATCTGCGCAAGTGGAAGCGCTGCGCCGGCGAGGCGGATCTCGCCGCGCTTGAGGGCGCGCGCTGCTGGGCTGCGCTCGATCTCGCGAGCACGCGCGACATGACTGCGTGGCGCATCGTGTGGGAGCGCGACGGCGAGTTCTTCACTTGGGGCCGGTATTGGGTCCCCGAGGCCGCAGTCGCGCAACGCACGGAACGCGGCTCGGTGCCGTATCGCTCGTGGGTCGATCAGGGCATCGTGCAGATGACCGAGGGCGACGTCACGGATTACGCCGCGGTCGAGCGCGACATTCTCGCCGACTGCGCACGCTTCCGGCCGCTCGAAGTCGCATACGACGCCTGGAACGCGACCGATCTTGCGAACCGGCTCGTGGCCGCGCAGCTGCCGATGATCCAGTTCATCCAGGGCGCGAAGTCCTACAACCCCGGATTTCAAGCGCTCGAACGCGCGTACATCGGCAAGAAGCTGCACCACGGCGGCGACCCGGTGCTGACGTGGAACGCATCGAACCTCGTGCCGCGGCGCGATGGAAACATGAACCTCGCGCCCGACAAGAAGCGCAGCGCCGACAAGATCGACGGCTTCGTGTGCCTGCTCATGTGCATGGCGCGCGCCTCGCTCGACGAGTCGCGGCCGTCCGTTTACGAGACCCAAGGAATCACGGTGATCTGATGTCGATAATCTCGCGATTGTTCGGCCGCAAGTCGACGTCCGACCAGATCCTGCGCGCCGTGCTCGCGGGGCAGGCGTCGGCGTCGGGTGCGTTCGTCTCGGCGGACTCCGCGATGCGAGTCGCGGCCGTGAATGCGGCGGTGTCGGTGATCGCCAAGACCATCGCGAGCTTGCCGCTGCACGTTTACGAGCGCCGCGCCGACGGCGGCAAGGCGCGCGCATCGACGCACCCGCTGTACGAGCTGCTGCACTCCGCGCCGAATGCGTGGCAGACCTCGTTCGAGTTCCGCTCGATGATGCAATGGCATCTCTGCCTTCGCGGGAACGCATACGCGCTCATCGTCTGGGCCGATCGCGACCGCGTGCTTGAGCTGATCCCGCTCAACCCGGACCGGATGAAGGTCTCGCAGGCCGAGGACATGACCCTCGTCTACGAGTACCAGCGCGAGGACGGCCGCCGCGTCCCCTTCGCAGCCGACGAGATCCTGCACCTGCGCGGGCTCACGTCCGACGGCATTCTCGGGCGCTCGGTGCTCTCCGACGCGCGCGACGTGATCGGGATTGCGCAGGCGACGCAGGAGTACGCCGGCCGACTGTTCAAGAACGACGCGACGCCGGGCATGGTCATCAAGTCGCCGAAGCCGCTAGGCAAGGACGCGGCAACGCGCCTGCGCGACTCGTGGAACGACGCCTTCGCCGGCTCGTCGAACGCGCGCAAGACGGCCGTCCTCGAGGACGGGCTCACCGTCGAGCGCCTCTCGATGACCGCCGACGACGCGCAGTTCCTTGAGACGCGCAAGCTCACGCGATCGGAAATCGCGGGCCTGTTCGGCGTTCCCGGACACCTGATCGGCGACCTTGAGCGCGCGACGTTCTCGAACATCGAGCACCAGGGGATCGAGTTCGCGACGCACTGCATCCGGCCTTGGGCCGTGAATTGGGAGCAGGCCATCTCGCGCGCCCTGCTCACCGCGCCGCGAAAGTACTTCGCGGAATTCAACCTCGACGCGCTGACGCGCGGCGATCTCAAGTCGCGATACGACGCCTATGCGGTCGGCCGGAATTGGGGCTGGCTGTCCGCGAACGACATTCGCGCGCTCGAAAACATGAACCCGGTGAGCGGCGGCGACGCCTACCTGCAGCCGCTCAACATGCAACGCGCGGGCGACTCGCCGGCGCCGTCGATGGAGCAACCATGAACACGAAACAGATGTGCATCGTCGCAGAGCTCAAGGCGATCGACGAGCAGGGAACGATCGAGGGCTACGGCTCGATCTTCGGCAACGT